CGGCGTCCCGTACTCGCGTGCAAGCTTCGGGTTGTCCGTGAGGTAAAAGGCGCGGACGTCCCTGAGCAGCGTGCTACACCCAACACCCTTGGCGCTAAACCCCTTGTAGAGAATAGTCCCCGGTGCTATGATAGTTTCTGAAAACACGGGGCTAGTCGCCATCTTATTTTCCTACAAGATAATAAATGGCCGACAGGCTCGTGGCGCTTTTGATGCACAGCCGCGACCAGGCCCACGTCTACCACCTGCTCACCAGATCGTACGCGCAGCACAAGGCGCTGGGCAAGTACTACGAAAAGATCACGGACCTGCTGGACGACTATGCTGAAGCGTACATGGGCAAGTACGGCCGCTTCCGCAAGTTCAGCGTCAACTCGCGCCTGAATAAAGACCCGCGCAAGTCACCCGTGTATTTTAAGAGCCTTGTGGCTAAAATTCGCCGCCTCCGCCTGCCCCGCGACCCGTACCTGAAAAACATCCTGGACGAGATCATCGGCCACATTCGCAAGACGCAGTACATGCTCACTCTTCGTTGAAGATGCCCTTGAGCATCCGGGCGCTCGGGTCCTTCACGTCCGTCCACTTGGGCCGCCACATATACGGGGTCAGGTTGTACTGCTCTCGACCAAAAATATCGTCAAAGACGCTCTTGTAGTGCCGCTCCTCGCCCTCACCAAACTTGGCGCGCAAGGAGTCGACCCACGAGTAGCCAACAGCATCGCTCATCCCATTCTTCTGCCGCCAGCAGATGGTCGCGGGAAGATCGTTGTTGAACGCGGCACGCAGGATCCACTTTTCAAACCCCTTGTTCGGAAACTTCCAGACGGTGTCGAACCCGTCCATCGCAAAATCCATAAAGTCGCGGTCGAAGAAAGGCACGCGCAGCTCGAGCCCGTGGGCAGCCGTGCACCGGTCGGCTCGGAGCACGTCGAACATGTGCACGTCCTGTATCAGCCTATTCGTCTCGACGCGGAACGCCACCAGGTCGGGCGCCTTGTGAAAGTACAGGTAGCCGCCGAAGATCTCGTCGCTGCCCTCGCCGCTCAGAACCACCCGGACGTCCGTGTTTTTCTTGATCCACTCGGACATCAGGAACATCGGCACGCTCGCGCGGACGGTGGTGATGTCATAGCTCTCGAGGTGCCGGATGACGTCACTGAGCCGGCCGAGCGCCTCCTCGGGCGTGAAGGTGATCTCGGTGTGCTCGGAGCCCAGAAAGTCGGCCATCTCACGGGCCGCCTTGAGGTCCGGTGAGTCGCCGCAACCGATCGAAAAGGTCTTGATCTTCTGGGGCGCCAAGATCTTGGCGCCGGCCCAAGCAACCAGACTGCTGTCGAGGCCTCCGCTCAGGAAAAACCCGACGGGCCGCTCGGTCGTCTCGACGCGCTTGCGAACCGCCTCCAGAAAGTACTCGCGCAAGTGGAACTTGACGTCCTCAAAGCCCATACCCTCGCGCGGGTGGTCCCAGTAGTTGGGCGCCCAGCACACAAACTTGTCCATCTCCGAGTCGTACAGGTGGCCGGGCGGGAAGATGTAAATTTTGCTGCCAAACTCGAGCAGCGCCTTGGCCTCCGAGGCAAAGGACATGCCCTTTTCGTGGCGGACGTAGAAGAGCGGCCGGACGCCCACGCGGTCACGAGCCGCCCAGTAGTGCTCGCCGTCCGTGTACACGAAAGCAAAGTCGCCGCTGAACAGCTCACAGGCGCGCATGAGGCCCTCGCGCTCGATGGTCGGCAGGATCACGTTGCAGTCCGACTCGCCCTTCTGGCCACCCAACTCGAGGTGGTTGTAAATCTCACCGTTGCAGACCAGAGTCAGACCGTCGTGCTCGATGGGCTGGTTCGGGCCGTACGTGCCGTTGATGGCCAGCCGCCAGAAGCACATCTGCCACGTGTCGCCACCAGCTTGCCCGTAGTCATCGGGACCGCGCCACGAAAGGTCGGGCTCCTTGGGAACCTTTCCAAAAGTGGCGTAAATGCCGCACATCCTACCATGTCAGAGATCCAAAGTTTTAAAGCCAGACCGAGAAAGTACATGTATGAATAATTGTCTCGTGGGAGCAGTGGTCAAGCCCTCCGAAGAAACAATTGTCAAACAGTTTGTAAAATTTTTTCCAACAACTGTACTTTGGGTGTTTGTCGAAAAAGAAAAAAAAAGTTTTTTCAAAACAGTTTTCGGATGTTACCCAAATGTCGAGGTGACTGACTTTGTCCATGACGAAAAAACTTTTTATAAACTGTTTTTGGAGTTTGACAGGGTACTACTCCTTACTGAAGATGCCGAGATTTCCAAAAATTGCATCTTACGTTTCATAGACTACTCGTACATATCGGGACCTGGTATGACCCTGTTCGCCCCGCGGCTCATGGCCGAGCTGGCGGTCCACGACCCCCGGCCCGAGGGTGTACCGGAAAAACTCTGGGTCGAGACCCATGCTCATGGCCTCTTCCCCACAGAAAAAGAGGAACAACTGTTTGAGAAAATGTTCAGACAGAAGGACGCCAAGCCCGGGCACCTCTTGATCGTAGCAGCCTGCATAGACAAGGACTGGAACGTGCTTCCCCAGGTCCTGCCCGGCCTCGGCCCGAGCGGCCTGCGCATCTACAAGCAGACCGGCTTTGGCGTGAAGGGCGAGCGACTGTACATCACGACCGCAACTCACGAGTTTTCGATGCAACTTGTGGACGGCAAGCTCATCGAAGACATTTTCATAAAGGCTTGATACCATGAAGACCTAATGGTGGTACTGTCCCTGACATCCATCCCACCCAGGTTCAAATTTCTGCCAGCAATTGTTCAACAATTGTTGAGACAGAATGTGGAGTCGGTCTATGTCGTGCTTCCGCGCACCTATGACCGCTTCCCGGGCGAGCACGAGCCGCCTGACTTGTCGAGCCTCGGGCCGCGCGTGAAGGTCCTGCGACCGGACAAGGACCTGGGGCCGGCCACCAAGTTTCTTTACACGGCCAAGGAGGTTGAGGGCCCCATCATCTACGTGGACGACGACACCAAGTACCCCGACAACCTGGCCGACACGCTGACGGGCCTGCACGCCAACGACCCGTGCGTCTGGGGCCTCTCGGGCTTCCTGTTCGACGAGTACTTTTCGGACGAGCCCATGAGCCGCGGGCATGGCCGGGAGGTGGACGTCATCGAGGGCTATGGTGGGGTCATCATCGACTCGAAAATTGTTAAAAAACTGTTTGAAGATATTTGTTCCATGCTGCCACTGACCTACAACGACGACATGATCCTGTCCAACCTCCTGGACCGCGAGGGCGTCGCCAAAAAGACGGCTGGCGTCCAGACCTGTCACCTGGGCCTCGTCCAGCAGTATGCGTACGGCTTCACACCTGACGCGCTTCACTTCAATAACGGGGACGGTGGGCACAAAGAGAATAACAGGAGAATTATAAAAAGTTTCATAACTAAAGATTGCTACTACTTCAAGATAAGAGGATGTTGATTGACTGTTTCATGTTCTATAACGAGCTGGATGTGCTCGAGGCGCGTCTTCAGCTGCTTGACGAGTACATCGATCGCTTTGTACTGGTCGAGGCTGAGGTGAACCACCTTGGCACTCCGAAGGAACTGTTTTTCGAAAATAATAAAGAGCGTTACGCCAAGTGGCTGCCGAAGATTACGCACGTGATCGCCAAGGACCTGCCGACGGACAAGGACCCGTGGTCGCGTGAAAAGGCGCAGCGCCACGCGGTGCTGGAGGGCCTGACGGACTGCGACCCCCTGGACATTGTGATGGTGAGTGACGTGGACGAGATCCCTGACCTCACCAAGGTGCCGTTCGAAAAGATGCCGACGCCAGTGATGGTCTGCCATATGCACATGTTCCAGTACTCTCTGGACTACTACTTTGACCTCGAGCCGTGGTTCGGGACGGTGATCACGACCGTCGAGCTCTTGCGCAAGTTTGGGCCGAACGAGTTTCGTGACCACCGCTGGAAGCTGGCGCGGCTCCCGGAGGCTGGCTGGCACCTGAGCTCCTTTGGCGACCCTAAGCACGTGCGGAACAAGTTCGAGACGTACGCTCACGCGCTCGACGCGACAACCGCACCCGGTGACGTCATCGAGCAGAATGCGCGCGAGGGCAAGTGGGGCGAGCACGTCCTGCAGCCGCCGCCTGACAACGTGACGATGCCACCCCTGCCGTTCGGTGAGCTCATACGTTTGAATCTACTAAAATTTCCTTCAATTCCGCATCAATAATAGCAGGGTCCACATTCATCCAGAAGGCTTTTCGCCGTAGGAGCTTGCGGATCTCATCAACTTGCAGCCAGCGCAGCAGCGTCCTTTTCTCTCTCATATTGTGAAACACAGACTTACCGTCCCTCTGTGCCTGACAATATGGCCACGTCGCCTCTCTCAGCTCACGGATCTCATTCTCGAGGTTGTCCAGGCGTGGGAGGATATTCTCACGCAAGAGTTTTTCCATTGTATTTTATTTATTACTCTTTTTTAATGTTTACCTCCGTAATGGACCATGAGCATGGCGAGCAGGCCGAGTGCCAGGCCAGCATACTGCACCGGGTGGCTAAAGCGCTCACCGAGGACAAAGTAGGCGACGAGCGAGCCGATGACTGTTATCATCCCCTCCCACATTGCCCCGACCCAGAGCATGTTGGCGCTCATGAAGCTTTGGACCAGAAAGTACATGACGGCGATGTAACCGAAGACGCCACCGATGAGGTGCCGCCCGTGGTTCGACTCGGCGAACATCTTGAAGTTGACGTTGCCGAAAATTTCCGCAAGGCTCATAGCGAACACGGCCGCCAAAGACATGGGTCCCTACTGAGCACCAAGTTTTTTTTCACACTACGACTGCCCAGACTCCTGCAAATACTGCTGCTATATCTACAAGTTTTGCAATGCTACTACGCGATTCTGCTTTACTGTAACCTGATAGCGTTGCAAGCGAGCTCGAGTAGTGGAAGCTGTCCAGGAGGCTCATTTTCTTATCATAGTGATGCGAGCCAACAGATGACAGAACATACACAACAATAGTGAGCACGAGAAAGATGGTCAATAGTTTCTGAACCTTGTGATGCATATAAAAGTTATAAACATTTATTTCCTATGAAGGTGGCATTCGTGACTGGTGTGACTGGCCAGGACGGCTCTTATCTGGCCGAGCTGCTCCTGTCAAAGGACTATGACGTGTACGGTCTGACTCGGTACTGCTCCGAGGAAAAGCACGAGCGGCTCGTGGAGGTGAAGAAAAACCCTCGGTTCAACATCGTGTACGGCGACCTCACAGACTCGAACCGGGTCGCGACGATCATCAAGTCTTTCGAGGGCTATGACCTGGTGGAGGTGTACAACCTCGGCGCGCAGTCGCACGTCAAGGTGTCGTTCGACCAGCCAGAGTACACGGCCAATGTGGACGCGCTCGGGACGCTCCGGCTGCTCGAGGGCATCCGCAGCTCGGGCTTCCAGGAGCGCGTGCGGTTTTACCAGGCGGGAACGTCCGAGATGTTCGGCAAGGTGCAGCACCCCATCCAGAGCGAGACGACGCCCTTCTATCCACGCAGCCCGTACGGCGTCTCCAAGCTGTTCGGCTACTGGATCACCAAAAACTACCGCGAGTCGTACGGGATGTTCGCGTGCACCGGCATCCTGTTCAACCACGAGTCCGAGCGGCGCGGGCGCGACTTTGTGACGCGCAAGATCACACTGGGCCTGAGCAACTATCTGAAGACGGGCGAGCCGATCGAGCTGGGCAACCTGGACGCGCAGAGAGACTGGGGACACGCGCAGGACTATGTGGAGGCGATGTGGCTTATGTTGCAGGCTCAGAAGCCGGACGATTTTGTCATTTCAACGGGGCGTACACACAGTATAAGAGCGTTTGTAGACGTGGCGTGTCTGGAGCTGGGCATCGCGATCAACTGGAGGGGCGAGGGCGTCGACGAGGTGGGCGTGGATGCGCTGACGGGCAGTGTGGTGGTCCGCGTAAACCCCGAGTTTTTCAGGCCGGCCGAAGTGGATGTGCTCGTAGGGAACTCGACCAAGGCGTACCAGGAGCTGAACTGGTTCCCGAAGATATCATTCGAGCAGCTTGTGAAACGGATGGTCAAGCATGACAAGTGAGCCCGTCAGGATGCCGATGATATTCTTGGACAGGCCGTCGCTCGTGGAGCGCAGGAAGGCGCAGGTCGGACTGCCACGCGTGAAGAATGACGAGAAAAAGCCGCGGTAACACCACGCCGAGTGGACGTACTCGCACGACCACTGGATGGTGTGAGCGACGAAAAACACAACAAAAACTTTGTATATTTTCTTCATTGAGTTAAGAAAGTGGCACGACTTTAACCCAATGAAGTGGCTGTTCCTTGGCCCACGCCTGTTGTCCGGGATCGGCCAAGTGACGGCGCGCTATGTGCGGCTTATGCAGGCTGCAGGTCACGAGGCTGAATATGTGGTGATAGGAGACGTGCCCAAGTCGACTGGTTACGACAAGTGTCTGGCTTTTTTGCTGCCCTTGCCAGAGTTTACCGAGAAGTGTACAAAATACTCAGTTTTTTGCAAGACCCCAATCCTACGTATGACTATATGTGAGACCGAGACTGTACACCCGGCCTATGGACTACTTATGAACCAAGATCCTATACTGGTCGCCTCGGCCTTTTGTAAAAGAGTTTTTGAAAAACAGTTTCCAAACAATTCTTTCCGGGTGGTCCACCTATGGGCCGACCCAGTGCCTCTGCCCAAGGAGCCACTGTACATCCCGGACATCCCTCCTGGCGCTTACGTTTTCTATACCATCGGAAACATAGCCGACTTTCGCAAGAATATCCGGATGCTCATGGAGGCTTTCGTCCGGTGCAACTTTACGCCCGGCACCGCCTGGCTGCTCTTCAAGGCGACGACTCTCGCGCCTCTGCAGGTCAAGTTTCCGAGCCTGACGGTCGTTCAGGGCCTCATTTCCGACGGCCAGATGGAGGCGATACACGAGGCGGGCCACTGCTACGTCAACTGCTCGCACTCCGAGGGTGTCGGGATGGGGGCGGTCGAGGCGGCGCTGCGCAACAAGCCGGTGATCATCACCGACTACGGGGGACTGAAGGAGTACGTGCAGACGCCGTACGTGGTTGGTACGACGCCGTGCAAGGTGGGCCGGGACGACTATCTATTTACTAAGGACTTGGAGTGGGGCCAGCCAGACGTGAATCAACTCATTACACATATGAAGCACGCATATGAAAACCGGGTCTACTTTGCGCCGAACGACTTCACGGTCGGGCTCATGGCCGGGGTGGTCGCAGAGCTCGAGAGCCAGTAGTGGCTGCCGTAGATCACTAGGGCCAGCACTATGCTCGAGGACAGCAACATATCCTTCTGGGCCGTCAGGAACAACACCACGTCATCAACCACGTTGACGCCCGTGGGTTTCTTTATCAGCTTGGGCACCAGAGTGACTATCAGAAAGTTGAGGGCCAGCGCCGCCCACACATAGTTCCAGTCCATTTCCATTACTTGTTGTCAAGTTTTTTTTAGAGGAGCAGCTTGCGGACCGCCTCGGCCGCCTTGGCGTCCTGGCAGCTTATGTGGAGCTCGCGGGACCCCTTGCGGAAGGCCACTTGCGCCGCCACCCCCCCTGCCAGCTCAAACTGCCAGGCGGCTATTGTGCCCTCCGTCTTAGGGCCGTTGGGCTTGCCGAAGACCTCGCAGACCTTGGCCGCGGCCGCGGGGCAGGTGCCCTGGAGGCCCACCCCTTCTAGGCGGCTAGGGTCCGCGAGCATCCTGAAGGGCTTGGTAGGCTTGAGCACAGGGGTAGGGGTGTGCTTTTTGCAGAAGCACCCGCAGGTGGCCGCGAACCCGCAGGGGCGGCCCTCGAGGGTGCGCGCCGCGCATAGCACCTTGGCTTTGACCTCTTTGCCAGGGGCTTGCGGAATAGGCGGGGGAGGTCCTGTTAGTAGGACCGTGTGGTGCCGCTTGTCCTTGCACTTCTGCAGGCTAGCTTTGTATTGAACAGTCGCGTGAGCTAGGCGCTCAGGCTCGGGGTGGCCGTAAGTGGTGGCAAGGGAGACGAAGCGCTCGAAGGTGGCCATAGTTTTTTTGGTTGGAAAGTCTGTCGCCCGCCGGACCGTGGTGGACACAAAACTTTTTTTCTGGTCCGACTAGTAGATGGACCCTAGTGTATATGGTCCGCATTACTGGGGCACCCTGCACATAGCAGCCCTATACGGTGAGTCTCTAGAAGACTTTAAAACGCTCGCTAAAAGTTACACGACCCTATTGCCATGCAAAAAGTGCCGTCGTCACTACACTCAGGTGCTTGCTGAATATCCAGTAGATTCAGTGACCCTTCCGTTTGAATGGTCAGTCACTGTCCATAATATAGTGAACAAGCGCATTGGAAAACCGGTTATGTCGGTCGAGGAGGCTCGGGCCCACTGGTCAGCGACACCGGTTCGAATCCCATGGGCGACAATTTCAATGGTCTTGCTGGTCCTGCTCATTATTATTTTGTTGTCAAAAGGTAAATGATTGTTAACGGTGTTGGCCTGGCGGTTCAGGCCATCGTGCTGTCATGGGTCCTCAAGATGGAAAAGAGCTCGTGCGGCTGCAGCGAGCGGTGGCAGCGCGACTATATCAAGTGGTTCGCGATCGCTAATATCGTGATGGCGGTACTAGCTCTCGCGGGTTTGCGCTTTAAGAATCAGTTGCTGGCGGGCGCCGCATTCGGTGCTCTGCTTGTGAACCTGTACGCCATTCTGACGTACATCCCCAAGATGAATACCGTGGGCTGCAAGTGCGCCACGGAGAATGACTGGCGCGACAACTTCATCTACTGGTGGACGCTGGTGTCGGTCGCAATGAGCGCCTTCATCGCGTTGACCTTGTTCGCCAAGATGTAATCTATTATACCGTTGGTGATAGTCCAGCGAATGAAGTTCAGCTGAGCGACAGTCGTCGTGAAGCCCTGAAACTGTATGCGCTCGGTCCTGCAAAAGGGATCGAACAATTTCTTGCTGTAGCCGTCAAGACTGCTCTTGTAGGCTACATGCACGGTGAACGTCTTGCCAGTCTGGGTGGTGTACGTCACGTGACGGTTTTTGGAGTAATTCGTCACAAACCACTCGAGACTACGCAAAGAGATGCCATTCTTGTGTGCCAGGATGTCCTTCAACTGGTCGCTGTTTTTGGGCTCGCTGAAGAATCGCGTGAGTGATTCGAGGAGCAGATCTGACTTACTCATTGTATTTGTTGCACGTTAAATGTTTAAGCGATTTTTTTTCATTTTTTCGCACGCAGGACAACCTTCCAGGAAAAGGGGAGGCAAAGTGTGCGTGTGGACCACCTCCTGAGGAGGGCTCGGGGGCGCCACCTTCGGCGCCTGACCCTGATGGATGTTGCAGTAGCCGTGATGTCTTGCGTGTCGCGTGCACCGCGAGCCCTTACCTATCAACCCAAGACACTGCGTCTGATGCGCGTCGACACCCGCAACGTCGCGCATCAGCCGCTCGAGGTTCAGATCGTACTTACCAGCCATAAACTTCAGGATCTCGCCGAGCTTCGCGTTGACCCGCCGCTCAACCTCAGCCTCGACGACCGCCATGATCTGATTCTCCATGGTGATACTGGGAGCCAGGCTCTTATCTAGGGGTGAAAAACTCTGTAATTTTTCTGGACGTGGGGAATATCACCTGCTCCGGGTTTTTACCCACCAGAGGCTCGAGAAAGTCGCACACTGGGTTGCGCATCTGGTTTGTGAAATAGTACTGGTAGTCAATCTTCAGACCTTTGGAAAGCACCCACGCCGGGTCCTCCGCCTTGTCGACCAAGAGCGCGTCACGAGGCGCCTCGACGATCAGAAAGGACACGCGGTCACCTTGCTTCGGCTCGCTGCCCGGCGCGCGCTCGCGGATCTTGTCACGGACCGCCACGTGCGGCATACGCACCTTGTACTCGGACGCCAACTGCTTGCTCATCAGCAACTTTTCGTACGGCACCTTGCCCTCCCGGAGGTCCTTGGCCGCCTGGCGAGCGTACTTGATCGCCGGCAAAGGGTCGTCCGAGTCAAGCACCATCTCCAACAGTTTCTTGAGCGTCTCCCGGACGTAAGCACAGCTGTCGCGTCTGACCACCTGCAAGCCCTTGACGTCTATTTTCTTGAACGCCACCTGACCCTGCTTGTTTTTCTCATACATCTTGGCGGCGTAACGCTTTTTCGAGTACAGAAAGTACGGGCAGTAAACCTTTTCGAGCTCGAGCTCGTTCGGCTCCTTGAACAGCTTCGTGCACTCGGCAGCCGCTCGCTCGCCAAGCTCCCACGAGTACTCTATCGCCTCCTGGCCCTTGCGGCCCTGCACGTCAAACTCGACCATCACCGAGTCTGTATTCTTGACTATCATCTGTCCAACACCCGCCTGAAAAGTCCCAGCGCCCGTCTCGAGGTCATACACATAACCGTCCCACGACTCGTGTAGAACGGCCAGCTTTTTGATGACTTCCGGAGACTTTCTGCAAGGAGCCGTTGACCACGTCAGACGGAACACGTCAGTCTTGTCCGTTCTAGTGTTCAGAGAGGCGTTGAAACCCATGTGCCGCAATAGTATGTAGTACCACTGCGCAGTTACTTGATTCTTCGTGTCGATGCGATGGCAACCACCCGTTTCTTCGTCCTTGCGGCATCCATCAGACGCCCAGAGTCCGTCCAGGAATGCGCGCGCCGCACCAAACGCCCTCAGAGGCACCTTTTTTGCCTGGCCATCGTAACACGCTTCACGGTAAGCCGAGGCGAGATCGATGACGGATGCACCGCGCGGAGACAATTTGTAAACGCCCGAACTCTCGAGAGTGTCCATGATGACGAATTCATAACCAGGGTGCACCTTTTCACAGTACTCTTTGCATTTCGCGAGGAGAGTCAGGTCCTTGTTATTTATCGCCCAAGTAGCCTTGCGACCAGATGGGCAATTGTAGACGCCCGACGACCCGTCCCCGACAAACATACCCAGTACAAACGCCTCTTCGTAACTGCACTCTCCTCCAAACTCCATACTTTCTGGGAAGGAGTGGTAGAGCACCTGACCAACCTGGACATCCTTCGGTTTCACTTGCTCAAGAGACTTGCTCAAGAGAGAGTGATCTTCAGTCACGTCGACCAGACCCGTGTGAGTCAGCACGCGCCATATTTTCTTTTGACACTTGTGTCGGATGACGCGCTTGATGGGCCGCCACCCCTCGTGAGTCCACGACTCGACGCCATGGACTTCGGATGACTCCTTGTCCGATCCCTCCTTGAGAAACCCTGGATAAGATTCCCAAATGTTTGCGAGGTTTTCAATTTTCATCACAGTTGGCGTCCCGTTGACCCTGACGAGCACTGGCGTCTCCGGTAGCACAGAGTCTCCGTACCTGACCTTGGCGCCCGGGAAGTTAGCCTCGACATACGTCTTGGTCTCGTCGATCATCTGGCGGCCGCGCATCGTCACGGTGCTCGCGATCGCCTCCATAGGCAGCATACCGCGCTGGGCGCCCGTGAAGCCGTAGATGCTATTCATAGAAATCTTGTACGCCAGCTGCTTGCCGTTGTAGATGGCTTCCATAGGCGTGCCCTCGGCCACCGCCATGTCTTTCTTCGCCTTTTTGCGAAACTTTTTGAGGTCCATCAGAATTTCTGGCAAGAGCGAAGGGACGTTCTGCGCAAACTTGAACTGGCCAAACTGCTCATAGGTGACGCCCGGGAGGTTGTCGAACGCGTCGTCCATCACGAGCGTCGAGTAGCACAAGTTGTGAGCGCACATGATGCTTGGGTACAGGCTCGCAAAGTCCAGGGCCGTGATGGGCGCGTAGTAAGCCCCGGACATCGGGTCAAGCACCGTCGCGCCCTTGTACTTTTCGTCCGACGGCGGCAGCTGCCGGAACGTCGGGATGATGAAGTTGAGCTGCCGAGCCTTGTACGCCATCTGTGAAAACACCTTAATTTGCTGGCCGCGCTCAGACAAGTAGCTCATAGGCACCCAGCACGCCTTGGCCATCTCCGTGAGGTTCTGGACGTGACACAGCTTTTCCATGATCTTGTGCGGGAGCTCCGTGTCCTTGATACAGTACTCTGCCACCTCGCCGAGCTCCTCGGGCGTCCCGGACTCGTACCGTCGAAAGATCTCCTTGACCGGCATGTCATTCTTCTGATCCTTGAGAAAGTGCAGAGAGACGTTGTTCAAGGAGTAACTCTCTAGCTTGTGCTCGCGCTTGACGTCCTGGAAGAGGTCGAACACGCACCGGCCAGCCATCGGCACCATCTTGAGCAAGTTGTTGCCCAAGGCGCTGCTCGACAGATTCTTGGTCACCACCTCCACGGGACGCTCCTTGACGCGGCCCCATACCAGTGCATCCTCGGGGATCTTGTTGAGCACAGAGCGCACTTGCAGGTACTCGAGGTCAAACCCGAAGATGTTCCAGCCAGTCAGGATGTCGGGGTCGAGCTCCTTGATGTACCGGCCAAAGCGCGTCAACAGCTCCTTTTCGGTCGCAAACACCTCCACGTCATCGGCGAGCGTCGGCCGGCCCTGGCACAGACACTTGCGCTGCTGGCCCTCCTGGCCAAACACGCGCGTCGTGATGCCGATCTGGAAGATGACGTCCTCGGGTTTCTTGGCGTTGGGAAAGTCACCGGACGCCGAGTAACACTCAATGTCGAACGACGCAATCTTGAGCGGCGCCATATCGTCGCGGGCAACCGGCCGAACCTCCCGAGTAAAGATGTTGACGTCGCAGTTGGTGGTGAGGTCAGGCTCGGAGGCGCCGACCGTTTCGAGCCAGCCGGTGCTCGAGATGCCGGTGACGTGCATGAAGCGCAGGGTCGGGTCGATGTTAGCCTCGTAGATCTTGAGCCGCCCAAAGCCCTCGAGCTCCTCGCGCTCCAGGACGTACGCGCAACTGCGCATCGCGCGGTGCGTCTTGAACTCGATGCGCACAAAGCGCGACAGCATGTTGTTCTGGAAGCCCCAGAGGTCCTTGGCGTGCACCTCGCGAACAGCAGCAGGGCGAAAGCGCTTGTTGAGCTCACGTTTGATGCCCTCGAAGCTATGTGCCTTGCGGATTTTCACGAAAAAGTAGGGGTTGAAGTGCGTCGACACGGCGATCGAGGAGCCGTTTTCAGCGCGCCCGAAGATGCGCACGGTAAACTGGCCTTCACAGTCCTCCCCATCCCAAGCAAGTGCTTGGAACATCGTCTTGTCTAACCATTGGTCGTATCTTTTATGTGGGCTAAATATAAATGTCCGAACACCCGCGTCATTTGACGTGGAACCAGGCTGTGAAACTCTGGCAAAAAAAAGAGAATTGGAATGAGACGAATAGGGTTCGCCGCCAGTTTCCGTATGGTCACCCCAACCAACCATATACTCAGATGGCGTATGTGAGAGCTATAAATGCGAATACTGCTCTTAAAGAGAAACTGGCGGCCAAGCACGGGATCACACCGTTTGAGATTAGTGTGAATATGTGGCGGGCGGGGAATAATCTTCGTCGGCGCGCACCTTTGATGAAAGAGATTAAAAACGCTCACTGGAAGCGCCAGTTGCTTCGGGAGCTTGTAGAGAAAGCGTGGAATCCTACGGCGCGTATGAATCGCAGACTTCGCCGCCCTTATGCTAAGAGCGCGTCACCGGTCAGGGCTCGCACGCCAGTAGCGTCTCCTCGCCGGGTAAAGAGCGCGCCGAGCAACCACCCCAAGTCCAAGACGCCCACCCCGCCCCATAAACGCGAGATGAATACTAAAAATACAACATGGCTCGCCACTTCTAACACCCCGGCCCGCCCCTCGAAATTTAAAAGGGTCCGTACAACCTAAGCACCTCCTTGACCACCTGACTGCGCTCCACGTCATCCTTGGTGAAGCGCACGAGCTGCATGCGCTCGTGAAACACCTGGCCTTGGAGGCGCGTCGTGATGTCCGCGAGTCCGTTGTCCTCGAAGCCAGACTCGTGCTGCTCGAGGTCACCGGTCACGACCATCTTGGAATTCTCGCCGATGCGCGTGAGCATCATGCGCATCTGGTTCGGCGTCGAGTTTTGCATCTCGTCAGCGATGATCCAGGAGTTGTCGAACGTCCGGCCGCGCATGTAGGCCAGTGGGCAGATCTCGATAATGCCGTCAGCCAGCATGCCCTTGAGGGACTTGGCCGTGAAGTACTGGGTGAACGCGTCGAACATCGGGCGGACCCACGGGTCCATCTTGGCCTCGAGGGTTCCAGGCAGAAAACCGTGCTGCTCGTCGACGCTCACAGCCGGGCGCGTGATGACGAGCTTCGAGTAGCGGCCGCGACGCAGCTGCTCGGCGCCGACGCTACACGCGAAAAGGGTCTTACCAGTGCCCGCCGGGCCAGCCCCGACGACGAGCGGGACCGTGTGATTCTCCAGAAGCTTGCGGTAAATTTGCTGGTTCAGGCTCCTCGGTGCGCGGATCATTTGCTTTTCAGTTGTTGTTTCTTTTAACTAACGAGGAGGCGACTGGGGTTTGTGACCGCGCATGGTCCTTGTCCTCTGTCGCTCGGTGGAACCCCGCCACACGCTCTGTATCTTCGTGGCGGCCCGGCTGCGACGATTCTGTATATTACTGATGACCCGCGCCAGTTCGAGTCTGGCCTCAACATTGGCTATATAAGCGCTAGTAAAATTAAGTTCACCGCGGAACTCATTGGCTTTTCGACCGGTCGCGGTGCGCAGTTTGAAACGAAGTTTGGTTTGATGGGCCTTGGCATTGGCCAAATTCTTCTGGAGGTTGCTCATTATAATATCTGAACATATTATAATGAGCCCGGGGACCCCTCCCAGATCATCTACTCGTGTAAGTAAATCTGCGCGCGATGCTAAAAGTAAAGCGAGCGCCAAGGCGAACGCGCGCCGCGCCCGAAGCGCTGCACAGGCTCGCCGAAACGCGCTGTACATAGAAATACCAAAGTTAATGGCCAAAGCGGCCTCGGTTGCAAGTGATAATAATCGGCTGCGGTACGAAAGTATGTTGGTTCAAGCCACGTCTAATCTAGCAAAGGCTCATCGGAACTCGCAGAAAAAATCTCGGTCGTCACGAGCGGCATCACGATGAGCTGTGCGATCCGGTAGCCCGGGCGAATGACGAAAGGGTTGCGCGTGTCGTGGTTGAAGAGGACCACCTTGAGCTCCCCGGTATAGTCTGGGTCGATAATTTCCGCACCCACGGACAGCCCGTGCTTCACGGCCAGTCCAGAGCGAGATGCAAGACGACCAAATGTTCCTGGTGGCAGCTGGATCGTGATTCCAGTTGAGACAACCACCCGGTGGCCTGGTAGAAGCAAGTACCCTTCAGAAGCATAGATGTCGAAACCAGCGCCGCCCGGCGTCGGAACAATGGCATGTGGAACGAGTTTTGTAACATTGAGGGCCATTAACCTTACTGTGCCTAAAGACTTTAAATATAGTAAATTTTTCTCTTGTTGAAAGGCATCCCGTTAAATCCCGTGGTGGCTGCCATCGTGTACGCGCCCATGCGCGGCCATATGATCCAGTCACCCACCTCGAGATCCGGGAGGGCCACAGACTTGTAGATGGTGTCCATACCATCGCATGTACATCCGAAAAGAGTTTTTTGTTTTTTTTCTTTTTTCGAGAATACGATAGGCTCGGGCAAGGAGTGGTCGAATATCATACAGTTGAAGGCGCCGTACAGGCTCTCGTCGATGGTGACCGCATCGTGCTTCACACCGATGACCGGCGTCACGAGCGTCCCCACCCGCTCGGCGATGTAGCGACCGGGCTCCGAGATCACCTCCGCGTCTGGAAAAAGTTTAACAATTGTTTCTTTTATTTTTTCCGAACAGTCGATGCTTGTCGTGAACCCTCCACCAATGTCGAGCAAGAAAGGGGAGTGTCCATGAGAAAACAATTGTTCAAAAGTTTTTTTGCTTTTTTTAATAGCGTTCCCATGAGCATCAGGGTCCCGTGCCCCGCTGCCCACATGAAACGAAACGCCAATCACTCGGACACAGAGCTTGGCAGCGTGAGCCGCCAAGGCGTCAATGTCCTCCTGCTCGGCGCCGTACTTGTTCCCGAGAGCGCACTGCGCCGTGGGGTCGTCGGCACGGATGCGCAAGACGGCATCCATGTCCGGGCCCCACTGTGAAATCTTGTCGAGCTCGCAAAAGCTGTCGAACGTCGTCCGCTTGACACCCTGTGCAGCCGCCCACTCAATGTCACGGGGCTTTTTGCACGGGTTGGCGTAGATGATGCGTGACGGGTCCACGCCAAGTTTCAGCACAGTCTTTATCTCTTCGGGACTTGCGCAATCAAATGAAGACCCAAGGCGAGCCAGGGTCTTGAGGATCCTCTTGTTAGGGTTGCATTTGATGGCGTAAAATGGACGGATGGTCGGAAAGGTCCGCGTCCATTCTTCGTACGCTTGTTTGACTTGACCTAGGTCGAATACATAAAAGGAGTCATCGGGGCTGTGTCTGCTGAGGAGATCTTGAATCTCCCCAGGTCCCACCATCAGAGTAATGGTTACTGAGATAAAGTTTCGCCGGCCTGTAGAAGTATGGCGACTGACCGTATCTTCATCCTCGACCGCTCCGGCTCCATGGACGAGTGCCGCGACGACACGATCGGAGGCTTCAACGCCTTTGTCGAGTCGCAGGTGCCGAACGGCGGATCACTGACGCTCGTGCTGTTTGACAATGAGTACGACGTGGTGTACAAGGACAAGCCTATTGCGGAAGTTGAAAAGATGACGCGCGAGACGTTTGTGCCGCGCGGCAGCACCTCTCTCCTCGACGCGATCGGCAAGACGCTCAAGGGCGTCACGGACCTCCTGCCGCGGACCGTGGTGATCCTGACTGACGGCCAGGAGAATACGTCGCGCGACTATACAAAGGCGCATATCAAGGACCTGGTCGAGGCCAAGACCAAGGAGGGCTGGACTTTCGTGTACCTCGGCGCGAACCAGGATGCGTTCGCCGAGGCGGGTTCGATGGGCATCTCGCAGAACTGCACGATGAATTACGACGTGCGCCGGACGCCGCAGGCGTTCAACCGTCTCGGCGCGGCCCTGTCAGCCGCCGCGTCCTGCCGCGGACAGGCTGTGGATCTGACGCCTCGCCCGGAGGACGAGGAGGATGTCACGAGCCGGTCGCCCCCACCAGCCCCGATGAAGTTCGGCGGCCTTTCAGCAACGCCATCCTGTCAGCCGTAGGCCGTCAACTTGGGCCCGAAGGTCACCGATACTGCCGCTGTTGGTGACGTGGAAGTCACACGGCAGTGAGTCGATGTGATCCTCCCAAGCATGCAAAGGGCCCTCGATACGGGTCACCTTCACTGTAACACCCCCGCGCCGCTTGATCTCCTCGACATCATGAGGGTATCTCACGTCTGGAATAACAATATCACTCTGTCCGTCCCAATTTTCAAAAAGTTTATTCACAAAATATTTAGGACCAACCTGAGCCTGCATGAAGAGAGTAAGGTCGACCATCGCGTGACGGGGCGAGAGCCCGATGCGGTGGTCGATCTGCTCCTTTGCGTCAGACTCGAGGTCCTCAAAACCGTAAAGCGCGTGGCACGCCTCCTTAATAGGCTGGGCCAGACGCTTTACTGTAAATCCAGGGAGCATGGTCGCAACAGTGTCTTTACCAACACGGCTACGGCCAACAAGTCCCACGATCATTATTTGTCACTGGGACACTTTCTTTAAGCCACCGTGATCTTGACGGCGCCGGCATTGGTCGCCGCGCCATTGCTGTTGGGCGCCGGGCCGCCTGGCACCGGGACGTTCGCGGCACCTGCAGCGTTGCTCGGCATGTTCACGGCGTTGGGCGCCACGGCGTTGCTATTTCTGATGCCCTTGAGCACCTTGCCGCCGAAAATCAGAGCGCCGATGGCCGCCACGATCATCAGCAACATGGACGTCAAGTATCTCACATTGCTGCGCTCTTTGCCGGTCTTGACCGCCTCCGATGCGAACCAACTGCCCATGGCGATGGCGACCAGCAGGCACGCTACGGCGGGGGTGGCGTTTGCTGGCCAATACATTATTAAATTAACGGGACAAAATAATTCTGTACTTGCCACCTAGTGCTTTCTGAGTCCGCCTGATCGCGCTGTTCAGCGTCGGCGCCGACCAGAGCAGCCAACGGGACCAGAAGCCGGCGGTGTACCGGCCAGCACTTGTCCAGTTTTCACGGCTTCTGTGCCTGGTGAGGTAACGCACCATCCGCGGGCGGCTCTTGTGCTTCGTGTAGTCCGAGTAACCGCGCGCGCCGAACAGGACCGACCGGCCCTCTGGGAACACGGCGCGGAACTTGTGCACCCGGTCTGGGTTGCGCTTGAGGATCACTGTGCTCATCTTAATGTTAGGCGAACAGAAATATATACGAGCATCATGAGAATGACTATATTAAAAGCAAACCATCCTATCAAGTAAGGGAACACCGTGTCCTTTATAGCGTTATTTTCAAGGACCATATTAAGGACTTGTTTAGTCAGAGACTCGTCATCTGAATCCATGGACAAATTCCTTAATATTAAAAAGCGAAAAGAAACGCCCAATTCTTTCGCGGCGTCCGTCCTCGCCCACCAGTTTGTGTGCGTCCACGGGCCGCCGGGGTCAGGCAAGACGTGGGGTGTGATGCACGCCTTCCCGCAGTACGTTGAGCTCGACTATGACACGCTCAGGAGTCGCAGCGCCACACTGTCATTCTTGGAGCGCGTCCGGTGCACCGACATACCGATCATCATAGACGACTGGGAAATTGTCGTCGAGTTTATCGGCGCCAAGGAGGTCACGGGCCCTTTGAACAGGTCGACGACCGTGCTGGTGAGCACCAAGCCCATCGACGACATGCACAACATCGCGTGGCAACCGCCAGACTTTATGGAGGTGGGTGCCAAGTACTGCGACGACCCGGTCAAGGTGCGGGCTTGCGCCGCCAAGTCCAAGGGCGACCTGCACATCTTCATCGGCTCCCTTGAGTTTGAGGGCCACGACCGTGACCTCTTTGAGACTCCGAAGAGTTTCATCTATTCTCTTTTGTGCAAGGGCGGCACCAACCAAGTGGGCACCCACATGGCCTCGCACATCCACGAGCACGGCTATGTGTGGGGGGTGGTCCAGGAAAACTATGTGGACGTACCGGACAAACCCATGGAGTTCTACGCTGACGTGGCAGAGAGCATAAGCACTGCTGGTGTCATAGACAACCGTATATACAACGGGTCCTGGGACCTTATACCCCTGTTCAACCTGCACGCCTGCCTGATACCTGCGGCCAAGATAGGGCACTCACTCGACGCCTCGGCTTTGAGACCTGGTAGTATGTGGACCAAGTATCAAAACTTTTGTATGCGGAACAAAAGATTGCGAACAATTGTTTTAAAAAATTTTCCAAAGAATGTGACTATCGATACACTGATGCTCATAAGGGACTACTGTCTCCAAGGTGACACTGAGGTTATCCGTGAGTACAACTTTGACAAGTCAGATCTGGACATCCTCAACCACTTGGCAATAGTCAAAAAAATAAAAGCAAAAACTCTTTCTTCACTGAAGAAATCACTCCTCCTTTGAGTCTTCCTCGGCCGCCTCCTCTTCCTCCTCCTCCTCGGACTCTTCCTCAACCTCCGGCTCCTTGGCGACGGCGATCTGGGAGACTGGCTTGGCGAAGCTGACCCCGCGGCGCTTGACCGACTTGGCCTGCCACTTGCGCCAGAGCCAGAAGCCCACGGCGGCGATGACGATCACGGCGAGCACGGTGATGATGTTGAAGGGTCCGGAGCTTGAGATGGTGTCGAAGCGGGACTTGTGGGCGATATTGACAACCGGAGGGACTACGTGATCCATTAAAGAAAATCTAGGTTTTTTGTGCACCGTACCAACGCGGGGTACAAGAACCCTAAATGGAAATAGAGTCGGCCTGGAGTGCATTTGATATTTACCGTAGCGACTCGAGCACCGCGTCTAATTATGAATACGCTGAGTACCTGTGCGCGTGCGGTGGCACCAAGGAGTTCAATGAAGACTGCCTCCCCGTTTGTACAAGTTGTGGACGGTGTGCTGACAGTTATATTTCAGACGAGCCCGAGTGGCGGGGAGGTATGGACGACGACGGTAAAGTGTCGGATCCGTCCCGGGTCGGAGCCCCTTCAAACACTGATCACTTCAGTGCTGCCTGGAATACCGGAACACTGATGCGCGCCGGCCCGAACGCCAGCAACAAGCGGCTCGCCAAGATTAACTTTTTCACACAAGGCAACCACAAGGACCGCTCGCTGTTCCACGCGTACGCTCAGATGGACCTGATCGGCAAGACGATCCTGAACTTGCCGGACGCCATCATGTACGCTGCAAAGATCAAGTACAGGGCGTTCAACGAGGCGGTGCTCACGCGCGGCGCGGTCCGGACGGGCGTCAAGGCCAACTGCATCTTTCAGGCCTGCAAAGAGTTTGGCGTGCCTCGTACGACCAAAGAGATTGCCGACGCCTTTGGCATCAAGTCGCGAGACGTGTCGCGCACGAGCTCGATGTACAAGGAGCAGAACCCCGACCAGGACGTCTCGACGACCGGCGCCGCCAACCTGGTCTCGCGCATCTTCAGCAACATAGAGGTGGAGGACAAGAGCAGGGTGCGGATGAAGGTGATTGCCGCGTGCCAGCGGCTCGAGGAGTCGGTGAAGCTGCAGGGTCGGACGCCCAAGGCGATCGCGTGCGCGGTCATCTACGTGGTGCTGGCGGGCAAGATTTCGAAAGCTGATGTTTGCAGGGTTTGTGAAGTTTCGCTGCCGACGCTCGCCAAGATCGAACCCATAGTAGTTAAGGAGTTGCAGTCCTTGTAGAGCAATGGCTCTGAAGCTTATGGTGGCCACGCCATGCTATGGCGGTGTGTGCCTCCAGCACTATGCCGAGTCTATGTTGAAGCTGCAGCGGACCTGTGTTGCTAATAATATTCACATGTTTCTCGACACTACCGAAAACGAGTCCCTTGTCCATCGCGCGCGCAACCTAGCCGTGGCCCGCTTTTATTACAGGTCCGAGGCTGACTACTTTTTGTTTATTGATGCTGACATTCACTTTGACCCCGAGTCTGTCGTGCGGCTCGTCAAGTCTGGCCACGACATTGCCGTCGCCGCGTACCCCAAAAAGGTGGTGATGTGGAACCAGGCGGAGGAGGCGGTCAAGAAAGGCGACCAGCGCGACATGAATAAGATTGTGAGCGCGCTCGTGCTCAACTTCAAGAGCACCAAGACACCGGTCATCAACGGTTTCGCGGAGGTGCTGGACGGCCCGACCGGCTTCATGTGCATCAAGCGCGAGGTGTTCACCAAGATGTTCGAAAGGTACCCAGAGCTCCTGTGCGTCAATGACCACCAGAACCGCGACATCGAGACGTACACGGCCGTGTTCGACTGTATGATCGACCCCGAGACGAAGCGTTACCTGTCGGAGGACTATGCGTTCTGCCGGCGCTGGCAGCAGATGGGCGGGAGCATCTGGGCAGACGTCACGACAACTCTGGGGCACGTCGGAAACATCAGATTCCACGGTGTGCTCGAGGATCGTCTTAAGGCTTAAAAGTAATAGCCTTTGTCAGTCTAATGAGCGTGAGCGTGCTCAATGTAGTCGCCGTCTGTAGGAACAAGTCCATAACATGCATGACGCTGCACACGTTGCTGAACCTCAATGCACAGTGCGCCTCTCGCCAAATTCATCTGAACGTCGCATTCGTTCCGGACAACTCGAGTATGCAAAAGAGCATCAAGCAGGGTGAGCGGCTCGTGTGGTTCGACTACGCCACAAACCTCGACGGTGTGTCCATAGCCAAGTGTGTAGAGCCCTTTGACAAGGGTGTGCAAGTCCTGGTGTTCCCGAGCGTCAAGGAGGAGATCAACTGGAAGATGTTCAAGGACAAGACGCTCGCGGGAAGCACAGAGCCCGCGAGCCAACGCGGCCTTACGTTCGACACGAGCGTAGGCCGGAAGTTGTACGACAATGTCTACGAGGTGACGAAGACGAGCGCGCGCGTGTGGGCCATGGACGCCCGGCCGGTCGACAAGAAACTCAGGGCCGACAAGCTTCCGGTGAAGCTTCCAGTGGATAATAGTGAAGAGATGTTTGATAAGCTGCGTCAGCTCGGCATAAAAATCGGAGCTTTGTCCACAGCGACCGTCATCTGCCACTACACCTATGAATGCTTAGGAAACATACTTGAGACTGGTGGTATTGAGTTAAACGCTTAGTACTAGAAAAACTTATGGAAAAAAGTCTAAAGGAATTCATTCGAGATGCCTGGGGGACCCAGGACTCCGAGTGGTTCCCAGGGCCCCAGCCCATCAGCATCGAGCGACGCCACTTCCCGATGCTGAGGCGCCAACCATATCTTGTTTGCGAAAAGACTGACGGCACGCGCTACATGCTCGTGAGCTGGACGTTCGAAGATCGCCGCGTGTCGGTGCTCGTGAACCGCGCGTTCCAGACGCGCCCGGTGGCCATGGCCATCCCACGCGACACAGTGCTCGACGGCGAACTTGTGCAGGGCCGCGACGGCAAGTGGCTCTATATGATCTACGACGCGGTGTTGATCAAGGGCCAGAACGTGGCGGCCCAGCCACTCACAGAGCGGCTGGCGGCGGCTGCAAAGCTCATCAAGGGCGTCCTGCGATCGACCAAGGATGCGTTCGAGATGCGCGTGAAGACGATGATACCGCTCGAGAGCATCCACGAGCTCAAGCCGCTCGACCAGTTCCCTTACGAGACGGACGGTATCGTGCTCACGCCAGTGAACGAGCCGGTCCGCACGGGCACGCACGAGACGCTCTTCAAGTGGAAGCCGCACGACAGGATCACGATCGACTTTCTGGTTTACGGCAAATATCTGTGCGTCCAGGACAAGGGTCAGATTTACCCCGAGGCGGAGGTGACCCACCAAAATGTGCTTGACGGCACGATCGTCGAGTGTGGCTATGGCGACAAAGGCTGGTACCCGGTCAAGGTCAGGACGGACAAGACCCACCCAAACAACCGCAGAACCTATATGCGCACCATAGTCAACCTGAGAGAAAACATTTTACTAAAAGAATTCTTGGTATTTAGTAATGGTCCTCGGGAGGAACAAAACAATAGAGGAGAGGTTCGGCAGCCCCAGCAAGTGGGGTCAGTCCACAGCAGCAAACTACCGGTCTAGAACCGGCGCGTCGCGCAAGCGTGAGCGGACGCCTCTGCGCCCCCGGCGCGTCTCGCCGCCTCGGAGGCCCTCACCGTCTCCGCGCACCCTCAACTCCTTTAACAAGGCGCCGAGGACTCGTGAGACGTTCAACAAGTATGCACTTGCGTGGTTTGGCAAGAATTATACGGCCAAGAATAAGTTGAACAAACTGATGACGAAGAATTTCCACCCCAACAAGCGTCGTAACAAGGTGCCCGAGGCCACGCGCCTCTTGGCGCTCTGGTCTCACCTGTACCACGCCATGTAAAAGTGACCGTTGGCCGGCACCTCCGTGAGCTCCGTGACTGAATCGTCATCTTTGATGTACCACTTCCCGTACCTCTTGATGGCGGCCGCATAGTGACCGCCGATCATCATACCGTAGTGCACCACTACAGCGAACAGAGCCTTGCCACCAAATGTCTCCGGGATCTCAACGATAGACTTGGGACCGTACATACCGAACGTGAATGAAATGATCTGCGGCCAGCGTGTAACTATCGTCCGTGTCGCAGCAACCGCGTGTTTCCTTCCCGTTTCGTCCTCGTAGCCCTGCAGCCCCTGGTGCCGGTCTTTAGCATCGAGCAGGCCCGTGAGCGCCACCTTGCCGCCCTCAGTCAGTGGGAAAAGGAGGGTCGTGAACTCGCTCTTATGGGCCGACTTGCCGCCAGGGTACACAGTCTCTGTAGTCTCCTCACCGTTGAAAATGTTTTTTATAAATTCTTTTCCCAAAGAGTTTTCAAATATATCTATGAGACATAGGACCACCTCTTGGGCATCGTGTTGACCGGTATTGGCAAACGAAGGAAAACGAGTTCTGAACGCACCTAGGAGGGGCCGAGGGTCTACAGGGTCAGACATATTCTTTGTAAACAGTTGCTTAACAACCTTCGAGTACTCTCTAGTAATATCACAGTCGCCAGTGTACTTGTTATGCAGAAGGTGGTTACTCAGATGCGGGCAGTGCGCCAGGCACTGGACAGCGGTGTTGAAGTAACAAGTATTGCCGCAATTGTTCAGCCCACGCATCTTAAAAAGAAAGGGCCATTTACTTTTAAGATGGATGACGCGCGCAAAATATATGACGAGTGGGAAAAGCCCATCTCTCGTTTCAAGTCAACGCCCCACGTGGAGATCGAGTGGCGCCTGGGCCGCGTGGGGTCCCGGTTCGACCCGAACGTTGGCAAGGAGACGTTCGACAACCTCATGAAGGGCCTGCGCAAGTACTCGGGCTGGGAGCAGGTCAAGGAGGTGGAGCAGACGGTCTACTACTTTGAGAATGGCGCTCGGACCACCATAGATGAAAAGACGGACGAGGAGACAACCATCACCAAAAGGAAGCTCGTGCAGTTCGATGCGCCTCTGGCTAGCTTCCCATTCGATGCGCGCCTAAGCATCGCCACAGAGACCCCTGTGGAGCGCAAGGAGGATGACGTGGCAACATCCGTGAAAAACAAGCACCGCTGGTCGTTTGTCCGCAAGAATCTGTCCATCGATATGACGATCATGCAGGGCGACCCGGAAGACAAGGACTGCGACACTGACACAACCTACCACGTGGAGTTTGAGATCATCGACCCGACACAGATCGGTGACAAGGACTCGCTATTCAATATTATTTACAAGACCTTCGATCTTATGAAGCTTATTTGACCAGTCTATTCATATTAACGGAGGCGCTGCGGGACAGCGAGTTGCTGGCGCCCGGAGGCGGTTTCTTTATCGGCCCAACTGCAGGGCCGCGCGGTGGGCTCGCGGAGCTCGCCGACGAGCTGCTCGCGGAGCTCGCAGCCGCCTTGGGCTTGCGCGGGCGCTTGAAGGCGGGCTGGCGCTTCGGCACCTTGAGGGGGCTGATGCGCTTCACGCCCGGCGAGCCGAGTTTCGGCGAGGGCACCTTGCTTCTGTTGGCTGGCTTGAACATGCGCATCTCGCCCGTCTCCAAATTCTCAACCATCCGCGGGCGGGCCGGCGAGCCAGGCGGCCACGTGAGCCGCAGCCACGTCTTGAGCGCCGCCTGCACATTCTTTTTCTTGGGCAGGACACCCTTGGGGTTGGGGGCGATCATCATGTTGACCACCATATTCTTGTAGCGCTCGACGTTTGCGTTGGACCCAATGTAGCGCCGGAGGTTGTTTGAAATTTGAATAGAGTTTCTGTAGTTCTGTCTCACTTGCGCGTATTGTCTGTCAAGCTTCAACTGTTTCAGAAAAACTGTTATCGTTCTGTTCACATTCGCCTGCAGTGGCTTGCCGCGAGCACCCTTGGGCAAGTTCGAAATCTCTCTGTACAGGTTGGCCACGTCGTGGTTTCGCAGCAGGTGCTTGTACTTGTTGCCAAAAGCGGTCTCGATCTGTCTCTTGAGGTTGGCCATGAGCGCAGACTTGGGACTGACTGGCGCCGTGCGTGCCGGGGAGGCGCTGCGAGAGCGCGCGGGCGCCGGGGCGCTACGGTTCGGCGAGGGCGAGGGCGTGAACACGATGGGCTTGTTGTAGCCCGCCTTGAGCGCCAGGATGGTCGTGTACTGGTCCTTTTTGGGCACCTTCAGCCAGTTGGTGTAGTTGGTGTTGACCAGGTAAGCCTTGGCGATGGCGTTCTGCTCGTCCGCCTTGAGGGTCGCCCACTGGCGCGCACGCTTCCCGCGCATCACACGGCCATTCATAAGGAAGGAGATGGGCACACCGTTGAGCTCGAGGTTCGCGTTGCTGGGAGTGCCAGCGGGCGGGCTGCCGAGCTTGGTCTTTATCGCGTTGGCCAAGGCGGCGATCTTCATCTTGGAGTTGGCGCCAGGGATGTTGAGGTTGCGAGCCACTTTGAGGAGTTGCTCGTGCGTGTAGCGGCCCATCTGCTTGCCATTGAGTCTGAGTTGACCCTTGGCGTTGCGGTTGAGCATGTGCTGCACCGGGAGGTGCTGGGGCGCCAGAGAGGCAGGGATGTTGAAGATGGCGCGCACTGGCGACGGGATGCGACGGTTCGCCGTCTGGTAGGCGGCGATGACCGTCTTGCGGCCAGCAGCGATGCCCTTGGGCACCTTGTAGAAGTAGGGCTGGCCGCCCGGGCCGGGACGCACGTAAAAGCCTTCACGCGTGGAGCTCCAGTTGGGCGCGCGGCGGATCTCCGCCTTTTCCTTGAGCTTCACGCTCGCGTTAAATCCAAAGAGATTCTTCACGTGCTGCGGGATCGGCACGCCTGCATTCGTGTAAGCGCGCAGCACCTTCTGGCGCACGAGCGGCAGCTTGGAGGGCGAGGGCACCGGGTACAGACGCGGCTCCTTGTTGGCGCCGGGCCGCACATAGAATCCTGGCTGGGGCTCGTCATAGCCAAAGGCGGGCTCGTAGCGGCCAGCGCCTTTCTTGCGCTTGGCGGCCAAATTCTTGCGCGCCGGTACAGGCTTTTTCACAAACATCCGGACAGCGACTGCTGGGTCCAGGTTGTACTTGGTGAACAGTTCTGAAAAAATTGTTTGAATCTGTTTGACAACATCCATGCTCTTGGCGCCAAGGAAGAGGATCGTGCCGTTGGCGAACAGCACGAGCGTCACCTTGGGGTTGACCCATTTGAGCTTGCCGCCTGCATAAAGCTCGCGCTCGTAGCCAAAGTACGCGACGCTCCGAGGCACCTTGGCGTCTATCTCGGTGTCCATGCGCTCGAGGTCGAGGCGCGCATCCACGTGCGTCCGGCCGTCAATCTTTGAGACTTTCACGTCCGAGTAGAAGATGCCTGGGAAGTAGTGCTTGTGCAGGAAGCGGAGGACGCGCTCGTACGGTCCTGAGCTGGTGATGACGACCGTATCGTTTTTTTCGACCGACACGTGTGCGGTCGAGGACGGGTTCGAAAAGTTGATGCGCATGCTCCACTTTTTCACGTCATTCAAGCTATTCTCGCCGATCGGCACCGCCTTATTCTTTAAGTAGCGAACGATGGCGGCACCACCGGTGGCCTTGAAGCCCTTGATCTCGTGGACATTCGAGACGCGCCCAATGTCCATGACCTTGTTCACAGCGCCTGGGTACTTGACGGCGATGATGGTGCTCGTCACTTCCACAGGGGTGAATGTGAAGGGCCCCTTATTCCTAACGGTATAGTTCGATTTAGGGGGTAGCACCTTGCGGCGCACCACGTTCCTGAAGCGCTCCATACTCCCGTTACTAGTAGTTATCATTAAAATCCAGCGTCTCTTGGACGATGTCCATACCGAAGATGAAGGGCTGAGCTGCGTAGGACTTGTCCTTGTACATACGCGTCTCTGTACGGACCTCGATCTCGCGCGAACTGAAGGGCCCGGCGTAAAAGTCTGGGTTGAACTTGGGCTTGCCGAGGTTGTTTTCTTGGCAGTGCTGGTTGAACACGTGGACAAACAACTTCTGAGGGCAGCACAGGTCCTTGCCGTAGCGCACCTTTTCGGACGCCAGGAAGTGCTGCAGCGTGTTGGTGATCATCGCCACCTGTGTCTGGACCGTCTTGAAGTACTGGGGCACGACGTTCCAGATGTCCTGGGCGTTGTACTTGCGCGACGCCTCCAGGTACGCCTTGACGCACTTGCACAGAATGGCTGGGATCTCGAGCTCTAGCTTGTCGTCCAGCTTTGGGTCCGCCTCCATCACCTGGCGGCCAAAGTTCCACGTCAGCAAGCGGCGCAGCACCGAGCCGGAGTTGTCCTTCCAGTTGGGCACCTCGTTACCCGCCAAGATACCAGGCACGTTCCACGTCAGGCTCACAGCCGACTTGCACTTGCGGGCGATGCTCATGTCCTCGCCCGACACCAGAGACTGAAACTCGGCCTGCTCGAGCGCCAAGTCACCCTTGACCTCGGGGCTGATGAACATGAAGCCCTGGTGGATGGACTCGAGGCCAAACTTGCGCTCGATGTTGTTCGACAGCGTCTTGACGTCCTGGCCTTCGTAGAACTTTTTGCAAACCTTTGTGATGATCGTGGACTTGCCGGAACGCGCGATACCCTTCAGGAACGGAATGACCTGCCAGCTGTCCAGATCGTTCACTTCGTAGCAGAGGCGGCCGCAGAAGATGTACAGCCAACGGCTGACGTCTTCCGGAAAGCGCTGGTAGTCCATGACCGACTGCATGTGCGGCGTCGGGATGTCGTACCAGTCCGACAGGTCGTCAAAGTGGTCAAACTCCTGGTCAAAGTACTTGGAGGACACCATCGTGGGCTCGAGCGTCTTGAACTCGTCGCTGCGGTACATGTAAAACTTGGAGGACACGGTGCCGTCCTCAGCCTCGACACGGCCGTTGAAGATGCCGTTGCGGAACGACCAGACGTTGCGATCCTTTTTGATCTCAGGAAACTGAAAGTCCTTGCAGTTGGACAGGTGACGGATGACGTCAGCGACGATGCCGCCCTTGCTCGTCAGGTTGCGCCACATCTCATAGTTGTCCTCCTTCTGGGTCCGGTCGTACACAAAGTCCTTGATCTCCATGATGGGCTTCCAGGCCTTGGTCAGGTGGCCCTCGGGCGTCTTGATCTGTTCGCAGCAGCTGTCGCCGTAACGGCACAAGTTGTCGGCATACGCTTGGTTGAGCAGGTAGAGCAGCAGGTTCTGATAGGCCGAGTTGGTATTCTCAGCGTCATCAAGGTCGATGGGGTTTCCCCGATAGACCGCATCCTCAGGAATTACTTTTTGCACGAGATCCGAGCTGGTCACCGACTCGTAAATTTGAACCTGGCTCAGAACCATCTGGTAAGCCGACTCCACCATCTTGGAGATGCGGATCAGGCGGCGGTTCAGGGTCATTTCATCGGAGTTGATGTCTGTCGAAGCCTTGGTGCGGATGTTCAATTCCTCAGCACGATGGTAGAGCGCCGTCAGGAAGTTTGCAAAGCGTTTCTTCTGGTGTCTGACGTCTTCCATGTCTACGTTATTTTTGGGATACCCGTTGGTATCCAGGTCATCAGCGTGAAAAAAGAGTTGAAACGAAGTTTGAAGCGGCGCTGCCTTGTTCCCCCTACCATCCTTGATGTTCAGTGAATCCTCAAAATCAAGAATCTGTTTCTCCACCTCAGCGGCGGTGAAGCTCCGGACAGCCGAGCGCATCAGTTCCATACGGTTTTTCTGCTGCTCAGTCTTGTCCTTCGCCATATATATCTTTCGCAACACTTTTTTATGCGGCTTTGTTCAGGACGCCAAAAATTTTCACCAGGATCTTGTTCTGCATCTCCAGCTGGGACTTGATGCCCGCCAGGACGGTGGCCAGGTTGTCACCGTCGTCGGTGGTCAGCAGGCTCGACAGGGCATCCATCAGGTCGATGCCCTCCTCGCCGTCGTCCATATCGAACTCGTCATCCTCCTCTCCCTCGGGCATCACGTCATCATCGCGTTCCTCAGGGGCGGACATTTAGTATACTGGGACTTTTTTATGTGCGCCTTCCCGACGCGGTCCAGCCAAAATTTTTTTCTTGGGCACTAGTACAAAGCAATCATGGCCGGTGGACTTATGCAGCTCGTTGCCTACGGCGCACAGGACGTTTACCTGACGGGTCAGCCCAAGGTCACTTTCTTCCAGGCGGTGTACAAGCGCCACACCAACTTCGCCATGGAGGCGATCCTGCAGACCGTGAACGGCACGGCCGGCAACGGCGCCCGCGTGTCCGTGACCATCGCCCGCAACGGCGACCTGGTCGGTGACATGTGGCTGGCTCTGCAGCCGACCCTGTTCAACTCGGGCAACCTGACGTCCAACAACACGGGCACGGACACCAACTGGGTGGCCGAGCGCGCGGTGGCGGCCGTTGAGCTGACGATCGGTGGCCAGCGCATCGACAAGCACTACCAGGCGTGGTTCCGCCTGTACGCCGAGGTGTTCCTGCCGGAGTCCGAGAAGATCAACTACGGCAAGCTGACGTCCTGGGGCACGTCCGACACCAACGCCAGCGTTGCGCCGGCGAAGGTGATCCTGCCGCTGCTGTTTTTCTTCAACCGCAACCCGGGCCTGTACCTGCCGCTGATTGCCCTGCAGTACCACGAGGTGCGCCTGGACTTCGACCTGACCAACTACTACACCGCCTACTTCGGCAGCAACGGTGTGGATGTGTGGGCCAACTACGTGTACCTGGACACTGAGGAGCGCCGCCGCTTCGCCCAGAAGGGCCACGAGTACCTGATCGAGCAGGTGCAGCACACCGGCGGTGACACGTGCTCGTCCGCCACCGAGACGTCGCCCGCCCTGGTGCGCCTGTCCTTCAACCACCCGGTGAAGGAGCTGATCTGGTGCTACCAGAACCCGAGCACGTCCACGACCATCGCCACCACCGCCAACTACAACGGCATGTGGAATTTCTCCACCAGCACGGCGAACGTGAACGTGACCGTCAACGCGGCCAACTTCCTCAACGCCAACAACTTCATCCTGCCCCACGTGTCGGGCTGCCCGCACCTGTACTCCAACGCCTCGGCTCTGTCGACTGCCGGCTCTTGCAATGCCTACTGGATTGAGGAGGGCCAGCCCGTCAACGGTGTGTACGAGGCGGGCCCCCTGCACAATTTCAAGCTGGTGCTGAACGGCCAGGACCGCTTCGCTGCCCAGACCGGCAAGTACTTCAACCAGTACCAGCCGTACCAGTACCACTCGGGCTGCCCCTACCCGGGTGTGTACGTGTACTCCTTCGCGCTTAAGCCGGAGGAGCACCAGCCGACCGGCACGTGCAATTTCTCGCGCATCGACAACGCTCAGGTGTCGGTGAACCTGAAGGCCGCGTCGCGCAACCAGGCGACCCTGCAGAAGCTGTTCGCGATCAACTACAACATCCTGCGCATCCAGTCTGGCATGGGCGGTCTGGCGTTCGCCAACTAAATGTCAAAAAAAATGCAAGTCTTCGACTTGGAAAAATAGCCCTTCAGGGCGGCCTTCGGGCCCAAGAGTGTCCAAGACTCCTGGGACCGAAAAAAAAAAACAGTTTAAATATAAATGAAGCGTGTTATTGTCATAGTTATGTTGGCAATCATCCTGGCTATGCTCATGAGCCGCCGCGAGAATCTCACGCCAAAGTGCCCGGTCGGTAAAGAGTTGATCGGCAGCTTGTGCTATTCAACGTGCTCTCCAGGTTATGCGCCTGGTGGAACGGGTTCGTGCTGGATGGCCACATGTCCAGCGGACAAGCCTGGAACTGATGGCACGAGATGTTGTAAACAGGATAGGTATGGCTTATTGATGACATCAGCTTGCGTTCCTAGAACGCAAGTTAGACAGTCTAGCTCACCCACTTGGGTCTAAATCCAAGTTGTAATAAGCGCAGCCCACTCCTCGCCGCGAAACGTCACATCCTCTTGGAAGTCATACGTCCGAGGGATAAAGTTGCGCCGGACGTTGTACACGTCATCCTTGTCCTTCACGAAAAAGAAAGCAGCCACCTGGCCCACGAGACCGGACCTGATGTGTTCCTCTTCCCAGCCAATCTCGCGGAGCTCTTCGTCCTCGAGCCAAGTGAAAATCATTGTCTGTTGATCACTTGCCACGAAGCCTTATCCACCTTGAAGTGCCTGAAAATACTCTTGGCACAATCTTCCGGTGAAAAGTCTGGTGAACAACAAAAGACGTCAAGGTACACCTTACCGTCTTCAGGGTATGTGTGCGCGCTGAAGTGACTCTCAGCGAGCACAAGCACCCCGGTGACACCGACTGGATCAAACTGATGGAATGAGCACGCGACGACTGTGAAATTGCAGTCTGTCGCTACAGCATCCATCTTGTCCTGCAGATCAGAGATGTACTCGATCGCAGGGCACTCGATATAACCCAGAAGGTGCTTCATAGTTATTTATTTCTCCTTTTTTTTAAGACGACATCATTATGTTACCAACACCCCACATGAGCGCAGCAGAAAAGACCATGTAGACGGCACCAAAGCCGAGGTTGGGCTTGTCCTGGGGGCTAGCCTTGGACGCCTGGATAACGGTGGCGATACCCAGCGCCATCATGACCAGTGCGAGGACAAAGGCGATCACAATGGTTGCATCAAACTCCGGCATTTAATATTCACTCACAAAATTAATGTTCGCTGACCTCACTCGGGCCCACCTTGACGGTGAAAAAAAAAGAATTGAAAGAATTGTTTCTGAACTTTCTCAGAAGAGTCCCAAGAGTATAGTCGAGACTGTTCTGACAGGTATGGAACTCGTGGAGCACGAGCCTGTCCATGACAAAAAGAAACTTCTTCTGAACTGTTTGGACGGAACCTTCGAGCACCAACTGGTGGACGAGCTTATAGAGGCGATCGTGTCAGCCACTAAGGGTCAGCTGAACATCAACAGGCCCCCTGAGAAACGCGGGTGCTTTACTGGCCGGCCATGACCGTCAGCCAAAAGTAGATAAGGAACAAGCCCATCAGCATCTGAGCCACCGACTTGATGGCCACGCTCGGGACACGGGACCGGCCCGGGTCCAGAAAGTCCTGTACCGGAGACAATATCAGGGTGATGGCGATGCTAAGCACCAAGATCTTCTGAAGGAGGGCAAGGTTACCCATCTTTATCATTTAAAAAGATAAAAAACTTTTAAACAAATGTTGGGCTACGCTGATCTCGATGAAGAGGTCCTCCCCAAGTGGGTGGACCCGCCTCACAAAGAGTACGAAATTCCAGAGGAGTGGTCCGCCCTGAAAGCCGAGCTGGAAGCCTTGAAAACCGAGCGAGTCCTCTCGACCCATAAGATGATGGAGCTCGAGCCGAAGATCATGGACTGCTATGAGCAGACAAACACCCTTCGTAGGATGCACGAAAAGCTAACAGGCTCCAACTACTATGAAAAGTTTGGCGAACTGTTGTCGGAGTTTGAGCTGAACTGTGGGCTTGTGCAACTCGTCGAAGAGTACTCGGTCGAGGCGGGCAAGGTGGACGCCATCAACGGCATCCTGCAGCTGGAGCGCAAGGGCCTGGCGTGCCCAGTGTGCTTCGAACGTGACGTGAACACCTTCCTGGACGGCTGCGGCCACACGTTCTGCAAGGAGTGCATAGAGAAATCCACCAAGGGGCGGACAATTGTTGCAGTGTGCTGCCCAAGCTGCAGGAACACCGCTGGCAGTATTCGGCCATTGTTTTTCACTTAAACATCAAGCCACCTGTGAAGCAAAGAAATGGCGTGCACGTGCGAGAAACAGCCGGAAGAGCCCTCATTCGTCAAGGTCGAGGGCTCGGACGTCTACTTTTACTGCGAGGTGTGCGAAGAGTCGGTTCTAGAGCTCAACACGAAGCTCCGGAAGCTCTCCAAGGAGCTCAGAACCAAGTACATCGAACTGGATATCCACGGGCGGCCTGAAGTTCGCGTGTGGATTCGCAGCGACGGTGGCGACATCCACTCGGGCCTGAGCGCCATGGACTGCCTGCGGTCGCTCTCGAAGCAAGTCAAGGTGCGCACGATCGCGGACGGCGTGTGCTCGTCGGCAGCCACCTTCATCCTGTTGGGCGGGCGGACCAGGCACATGACAGAGAATTCGTACGTGCTCATTCACCAACTCAATATGGACGGGACGTGGGGCAAGTTCGAGGACTTCAAGGACCAGATGTCCAACCTCGAACAGTTTATGGAACGCTTCAAGACCATCTATACACGCGAAACAAAGATCCCGAAGAAAGATCTCAAAAAGATTCTCAAGCGGGACGTCTACATGGACGCGACCCAGTGCATCAACTGGAAGATCGTCGACTCGGTGTGGACCTAGCGAAGACTGAAGACGTCTTCGTGGCGGCTGATGGGCGGGTGCCAGTTGTTGCCCCTGTTCGCAAGCACGAGCTGTCCGTTCCTAAAGTTAAACGGACCCATACCATTTGCGTATGGCCGCCATTGACCAGTCGTGTGATTGTGCTTCCACAACTGACTCGGACCCAATGTCCTAGGGTAAAAAGCCCAACTCCCAGTCGTGGTATTTATGAAGTGGCCACCATTGCCCGAATTTTCTACATGAGTGACCCGCCCAAAGTTTGTGAATAACTTGTTAGAGAGTTGGTTACGGCGCGCATTGTAAAAAAGGCGGTGTATTTCCGGGTATTTTCTAGTCGGTAACACTCTGAGAGCGGCTCGGAACGCCTCTCTGTTGCCAACTTTAATTTTGTTTATAAGTTCTCTTTCCAAAGAGTTTTTATAATTCTTCATACCAACCTCCTTGCGTAGTCCCTTATTCATCCGAGCAAGACCCGCAAGGGCCTGCAGGGCGTTTATGTTGCCACCGGCCGTCTGCGCTTTAAGCACTTGAACTATAGGACCCCAAGCCTCTCCCCGGTTATTCGACTTTTTAGCACTTCGTGTCTTCATTTATATACTTAAAGAAAAAACACTCTAGGTATATATCTGACCTTAGCTCAATTGGTAGAGCGAAGGACTGTAGTTCCTTAGGTCGGTGGTTCGATTCCGCCAGGTCAGAATCAAAGGTCCTATAGTATAATGGTTAGTACATGAGACTCTGAATCTCGAAATGGGAGTTCGATCCTCCCTGGGACTATTCGACCTGATACACGTCGCTAAAAGGTTTCCGACCCAAGCAAGCCGAGTCAGTAGGCGCGTCGTTAAAATGCTCTCTGGTCCCTCGTAACTCAGTAGGTAGAGTGTCAGGCTGTTAGGAGGCGCGGCATAGCCGCTCCGACGCGTGACACCTGAATGTCGCAGGTTCGAAACCTGCCGGGGGAGCTTACTCAAATTCACAGATTCTTAACCTTTTTCTGTAAATTCGACTGGAAAAACATGAAAATGAAGACCATCAGTGGCAAGCTGCGCAGCTCGGCAAGGGCGTGGTGATCATAGCCCTTGTAGCCGTCCAGCGGGAACGGGATTTTCTTTATTATGGAGCGCGCAAAGTACACGACAACGCCTATGATGCCGAACTGCAAGGTGACCTCTGCGAGACGGTGCACGCGGCTCTTGCGCATGTCGGGCTCGCCGAACAGCTTGTCGAGCGCACGTGAGAAAAAGAATGCAAACAGAAAGCAAAGCGACGCGACGAAACCAACGTCCAACACTCTGATGAGTTCCTTCATACTTGTATTAAAGAAAAAAGTATTTACATACATGGGGGCAAAGAGCCCAGGTGCTCCAATAACACAACTGGTTAGTGTGGTGGTCTTATGAGCCGCAAATCCGAGTTCGATCCTCGGTTGGAGCAACCCCTGTAGTATAGTGGATAGTATAGCGATCTTCTAAATCGTTGACGCCGGTTCGATCCCGGCCAGGGGTGTATTAAAAAAAACGTGCAAAAAATAATTATGGACTTTTTGAAATTTCACCCCGATGGTAAGTATCTCTATGTCGAGTTGCTTGCCAACGAGTATCTGCGTCGTCAGCCCGAGACGCCTGAGAGCGCCACCAAGATTGCAGACGAGCTCAGGCCGATGCTCAATGATATCGAGAAATTTATGGAGACCAACTCCATGAAGGAGATTACGGTCGTGAACCTCAAGGGCGTCAACCTGTCCGACCTGAACGTCAAGGCGTCTATGAATCTCATCACGCTGCTGCACAACGAGCGACCTGACATGAAGTACCTGGTCGGCATAGAGATTCGCGGCGCGACCGACACGTTCGAGATGATGTACAACGCGTTCAAGATCGGTCTACCGTCGGCCGTTCGCAAGATTGTCAAACTTGTAAAGTCTTGACGTCGTTCGGCGCCTCTGCCCAGAACGTGCGTGGATTCTCGTTCCACAGTTCAAAAAGTTCCCTGTTTTTTTCCCGGATGGGCTCTTTCTCGTCCACGAAAGTAACACCCTCTGGCTTGGTGGCGTGCAGGACCGGTGAGAGTGACAGGAGCTCGGGGCTGTACAGGCAGCCCAGCTCGTACCCTATGTCGTACACCTTGCCGTCAGCCTCGACCCAGTAGTGCTCGCAGCACTCGTTGCCGTAAACACACCACCCCTTGCGGATCACACCACCCTTGTATATCTTTAACAACAAGGCACAGTGGTGCACGATGGTGCCCGAGACGTGTCTGAGTTTCAGGCGCTTCGCAAGACGGTCCATTAATATTTTATAAGAGTATTATATGGACAGGAGTCACGCGTTGCTCCTCGTAAA